TATCTTGAAAAGTCCCTGGCGCCCAGTCATGTGGAAGCCATTGAATGATCTCCCACGAAGATGCCATGAATCTCTGGTATCGCGCTGCGCAGGCCAAAATCGGCCTTGAAATCCCTACCAACGACCATAACTACTTGATGCAAACATTGTATACCGCACGGGTTTCATCTGGGGACAAGGATTTGGATCGCTTGAGCCTTGTCAAGACGAAAGTTGGGATATGTATCATGGACAGAGAAAGGGCGAAAGATGTCATCAGAGACGCTACGCAAGGTGACCCTGAATCTTTATGAAGATGATATTAAGTTCTTTGAAAAGAGGTTCGGACACGGGTGGAGCGTGGAACTGCGCAGGATCATGCGAAGGGAAATCACAAACTACCAACAACGAGATGAACTCGATGAAATGGGCCTAAGTCGCGCTCATAGAGGAGATTATTCATGACCCGTGAACTCGACGACCTGATGAACGAAGACCCCTTGAAACTCTCTGACCAAGACATCGACGATATCATCGCGTACCAACGCAAAGCGCGAGGGGAGTATGATGACGGGAAGAAATCAACTAAGGCCGAAGGCAAGAAGGTGGATTTAATCGGCTTAGGGCTGATAGCAAAGCCTGAACCGATGAAACGGAGGTTCTAATGACATTTCCAGAACATGTAGTAGTTGCTTTCAATGAACTCCGTTGTCGTAATTGCGATTCCAGCGTCAACCAAGACCCGTCGTACAACTGGAGGAAGAAACGTGGATCACGATCCAGTCAACCATCCTTCCCACTACCGCGCCGGAGACATATATGAAACCATCCGAGTCATCGAGGCTTGGGAACTTGGATATAACCTCGGCTGCTGCGTTAAATATATATCCAGATGCGGAAAGAAGAATAATCATATCCAAGACCTTGAGAAGGCTCGCTGGTATCTCACAAGGGAGATTGAAACTCTCCGCAAAGCAGCGAAGCCGGATGATATGGATAATTCGCAGGGCCAGAAAAGCGGGATTTAGCTATGGACGCATCGTCAAGCTTACCGGATTCGGCAGAAGCTGTGTCAGAAATTGGTGTCGACAGTCCGTTCATCCCAGGCACTCGAGTACAGTATGCGTGGGACAGCACTAGTCTGGGATATCTGAAACGATGCCCAAGGCTGTATTACTATCAGATGATTGAAGGTTGGCAGCCGAAGGAGGATAATGTTCATCTGAGGTTCGGGATCGAGTATCACCAGGCTTTACACGATTACGAAATTTTGATGAGTGAAGAATCTTCACATGAGCATGCTTTACATGATGTAGTTAGGCAACTTCTTCTTCGCACTAGGGATTGGGACTCGGATAACCCTTACAAGAACCGTAAAACCCTAACGCGAACTGTTATCTGGTACCTTGAAAAATTCCAACGCGATGTTACCAAAACCGTGGTTCTTGAGAACGGAAAGATCGGGTGTGAGTTGAGTTTCAGATTTAGTCTAGACTGGGGGCCGAAAGCCGATGCAACCAAACTAGTAGGCGCTGGCGAACAGAAATATATAGTCAAAAATAACGAAGCTCAATCCTATCTCCTCTGTGGCCACCTTGACCGCGTGGTCACCTTCAACGACGAACTATTTGTCATGGATAGAAAAACCACCAAAACAACCCCGGAGGGATACTACTTTGACAACTTCGATCCCGAAAACCAGATGTCGTTATATACATTGGCGGGTCAGGTATTGTTTAATACCGGAATACGGGGTGTCATTATCGATGCAGCTCAAGTTGCGATTGGATTTTCTAGATTTGAGAGGGGATTCACCTATCGTAATCCGGATCAAATTGACGAATGGGTCAATGACCTCCATTACTGGTTTGCCCTTGCGGAGGAATTCGCGAAAAACAACTACTGGCCCATGAACGATACCGCCTGCGGTATGTATGGAGGATGTAAGTTCAGGAAGATATGCTCAAAGAGCCCACAGGTCCGCGAGAAATTCCTCGCTGGCGATTTTGAAAAGGTGGAACCATGGAATCCGTTGGCGGTTCGCTAGGCCCAACTTGTCCAAAATGTGGCAAGCCTGTCTTAGCCGAACAGAAGTACGAACTCAGGTACGGCGATGTTCAACACAAGGACTGCGACTTATGCCCTCCCTCTCCCAGCACAAATCCCAGCGATTCACAAAACTCCTCCTTCTCGGCGACGCCAAAAGCGGCAAAACCGGAAGCCTGGTATCTTTAGTCAAGGCCGGATACAAACTCCGCATCCTTGACTATGACAACCTCCTTGATATCCTATATAAACTCATCATGGAACAATGTCCGGAGAAAATCGACAATGTCGAATTTAGACCTCTTCGAGATAGACGAAAGCACACTGCGCTTGGACCAGTCATTGACGGAACTCCGCGAGCTTTTGCTGACGGCCTTAAAATGCTTGACCGGTGGAAATATAAGACTGCCGAAGGGGTTGAAATTGACCTTGGAGCTCCATCCAAATGGGGAACGAATTGCATACTTGTCCTCGATTCGCTTAGCCGGTTCTGTGACGCTGCGTATGACTTCCGAGAACCACTTACTCCTGTCGGTAAGTCAGGAGATTCGGACCCTAGAGCTACCTATGGCGACGCCCAAGACGCCGTAGAGAATACTTTAGCAATGATGACTTCGGATTCCTTTGGAACGAACGTCATTGTGATTTGCCATGGGCAGTATATGGAACTTCCGGACAAGACTTCTAAAATCTTTCCCCAGGGCGTAGGCAAGGCCCTATCGCCGAAAATCCCTCAATACTTCCCAAACTACATTCGCTTCAAGAACCTTGCAGGTAAGCGCACGATCCAGCTTAAATCCGATGCGATGATCGACCTTGCCAACGGAATCCCATCTGGAGTGCCAGACTCACTTCCAGTGGAAACCGGCCTCGCGACGTACTTTGAACTACTTCGCGGGCCATTAACAGAAGAGGAAATGAAAGATGACAGACCAGCCGAATCCAACGGCGAATCCGCCCAAGAGCATTCAGACCCTCGGCCAGCGCCGAGTACGAGCCGCTTTCAACCCATCACAAAATTCACTCGTCGATGAAATCAAGGCGAAGTCGGCAGAGCTTATTGATATGTGCGCTAAAATCACTGAGCGAGCAAAGCATAATCCAAACATCAGCACTTCGGAAGCTGGTGAAATTGGGCGCCTCTGCTCTATTGCCCAGACTTACTACGAAGACGCAGCCATGTGGGCAGTCAAGGCCGCTACTGCATGAGCCGTTTCCATTCTGGCCTTTCAACATGGAGAAAAGAGCCTATGGCTGAAGCAGGAAAGTTTTCTTCGATTCTCGACCGGCCGTCAGGAGACATCAAGCGTCCCCCGCCGATGCCTACTGGATCGTATGTGTGGGTTACCAAAGGCCTTCCGCGACTGGACAAGTCCTCGCAGAAGCAGACGGAGTTCGCAGAGTTTACAGTCGCGCCTGTGGCGGCTTTGGATGATGTCGATCAGGAATCCTTGGCCGAAATCGGTGGCCTTGCCGGCAAGCAGACTACGATTACGTTCTATCTAACGGAGAAGTCCGCCTACCGGCTTACCGAGTTCCTGGTTGATGATCTCAAGCTCGATAACGAGGATGGGAAAGTCCCAACTAGGGTTCTTCTTGACCAAAGTCCGAATCAGCAATTCATCGGCCATGTGAAACATGTTCCGTCGAAGGATGGGAAGGGAGTATACTGGGAAATCGACCTTACCGGGCCTTTGGAGTCGTAGAAATAGAGGGGACCCTCCCCTTTGTCCGCCACCGGTCGGTCACCGGCTTACTGGAGTACTCGATCTCAGCTTAACGCCCAGGCCACCCTCAGGGAGAGTCTTCAGACCACTCGCGCCCTGGGGGTGGTTGGCATAAAGGAGAATCACCATGACCCCAGATGATGTTATAATCTCAGTCATGATAATGCTAGCTATAGGCCTTTACGAAGCCTACCGTCGTACCGCACGATGACTGAAATCGTAATCCTCGGCGAAGCCTGGGGAGAAAACGAAGCGCGAATCAAACAGGCCTTCGTTGGCTCCTCAGGCATAGAACTCCTCCGAATGTTACACGAAGGTGGTGTCCTTGAACTTACCTCGGAAGATCAGAATTATATATACAAATTCTGGGCGGATCGAGACCCTAGGCTTATCGATATGGTCTGGCGAATGCACCCGGAGATTTATCGAACTAATGTATTTAACATACGGCCACGCGGAAACAAGATCGAAGATTTATGCGGCCCACGGGACGCCGGAATTCGTGGTCTTCCTTCCTTCGGAAAGTCTAAGTATTTTAGAAGGGAATTTGAGTCAGAAATCGATCGTCTTGCCACAGAACTCATTGACCAGGACCCAAACCTTATTATTGCTTGTGGAAATACTCCATGCTGGGCTCTTCTTGGAACAACTAGAATATCAACCATTAGAGGAACTACCCATCTGTCTACTCACACGGTGAAGGGGTATAAGGTTCTGCCGGTGTACCATCCGGCAGCAGTTATGAGGAATTGGGAGTACCGGCCGACTACAGTCGCTGATTTTATCAAAGCCGCTCGCGAATGCAAATTCCCTGAAATAATGAGACCGAAACGTGAAATATGGATCG